GGACGTTATTAATGGCTAGTTTAAAAGAACTATATGAGGAATCCCTTAAGACTGGTAAATTCACTGTAAATTATCAGTTTTTTGGTAGCCCTACTATAGTTGCTTTTCAACCAGAAGAATTAAAAACGATATACTCAGACTGGGATGATAGAGTAATTAGAGGAGGTCTTATAAATGCTGGTATAGCATCAGCTAGAGACACAGCTAAAATTACTAAATTCTTCACAGGAGCTGATAATAAAGGAATAGGTCCCTTATTTTTAACTAAACAAGTAGGACTACAGTTAACTAACCCTAATACGTCTTTTAAAGCGACTGAGGGAAATTCAGCTATAACTAGTACTCAAACTTATAATTTAGGTGTTAATACTTTAGCTTCTGTAGCAGGAAATGCTTTTGGTTTACATTTCGATAGACATGGATCTACACTTACTTTTAATAATGATCCTTATAAAACACCAGGATACATAACAGACAATTTAGATGATAATGGAAACATTCAATCTAGATTAGTTGTTTATAAAGACAAAATACTTCCAACATCTGCTATTAATGGAGATGCTGTTTTAAACAAATACAATAATGGTCCTAATTCTTATTTAGGTATAGGAACTACTACAACTAGAGCTTATAAAAACAGTCTTAATAGAAAAGACGGAGTTACAAATGTAACTCAACCTATTGTTTCTAGACAATACACAACATACGCAAATACTTTTAATCCATTTAGTTATGAACAAATCCAACAATATTCTCAAAATGTATTTGAAGGAGTTGAAGTAATATCTATAACAGAACAAGTACCTACAATTCCTGGATTAGACATTAATGATTTATCAGTACCTGATTCTTTTTTTCAAAATAAAGTTACAACAGCTAAAATAACATTACCTGGAAATAACAAAATTCAAGATTTTAGAAAAGCTAAAAATGATCCTAATGCTGATAATTATCCTATAAATAATGTTCACAACAGAATAGGAGTTACAACTGGTAGAGATGCTATAGGAACTCCAAATACTGTAGATTCAATTAACTTATTAACTATTACACCTAGATCTACATTTTATTACAACAGTAACTCAGCTAAAGAACCAGGCATACCAGACACTAGTCTTATTTATACTGGGTTATTTAATGCTAAAGACACCGCTGATAAAATAAGTGGTAAGTATGGTCGAGACATTATTAAATTTAGAATTGAATTACTAAATAATGACATACCTATTTGGCCTACCAAAACAACAGATGGTGTAGTACCAACATACAACTCAGATGTTTTAGCATTTAGAGCATACTTAAATAACATAAATGATAACTTTACTTCTAACTGGAAAGAATTTAATTACATGGGTAGAGGTGAATCATTTTATGCTTATGAAAATTATAAAAGAGAAATACAGTTTAGTTTTATTTTATTAGCACATTCTGAAGAAGAAATGCCTGCTATTTATACTAAATTAAACTACTTAATGTCTAGTTTTGCTCCTGATTATAATACTAAAAACCAAATGCGAGGTACTTATGCTTACTTAACAATTGGTGATTATGTATATCAACAACCAGGAATATTCACATCTATGCAAATTACAGATTTATTAGAAGCCCCATGGGAAATAGCTTTAAATGAACCTGAAAATAGATTAGGCAATAAAAAAGATGCTAGACATCATGAAGTACCTAAATACATGAAGGTACAAATGAATTTTAAACCAATTCATAATTTCTTACCTAGAAAAAATTCTAGAGATAAAGATCATACTGCTACATTTATTACACCAAACTGGGCTGTAGGTAATCCTAATAGATACTTACCTCAAACTAAAATAGCAGCTGCTGTTGATCAAAATGGACAAGTAACAGAAACTAAAGACACAAGAATACTAGTTAATACTCGTCCTCCTTATCCTAACCCAACAACTGTATAATGCAAAGATACACAAATGATATAATACTTAAAAAACCTAGTGGAACACGTTATTACGGGTCTACTAAGTATCCTTTTATTGAAGAATCAATAGAAGATTATTATATTATTACTATGCAAGGAGACAGATTAGATAATTTAGCAGCTCAATTTTATGGAGATCCAACATTATATTGGATTTTACAAGTAGCTAATACTTTAAAAAGAGACTCATTATATCCTGAAATAGGTTTACAATTACGTATTCCTCAAAATACTACTAAAATCTTACAGGATTTTGATAACCTAAACAAATAATAAATGAGTATATTTAAAGAAACCTTGTCTGATACTATACAGACACAATTACAAGCCAGACAAAATGTAATTAGTGGTGATAACTACACTAGGACTAATTTATTGCCTTGGTACTTATCAAAAAACTCATGGGTTAGAATGACCTCATTTGTTAATTATACTTCAGGTGTTGTTGATTATGATGGTAAAGGAAAAATAGAAACTAAAGGAGATGGCCATTATAAAGGTGATCAACTTTCTAAAAAATACATCTTAGAAGGAGGCACTTTATATACTAAAACAAATGGTACTGATGTAGAAAGTGCTTTAAGAAAAGGACTATTAACAGCAGATGGTGTTTATGGAGGTAATATTGATGCTAGACCAGATGGAACTGCTGATCCAAGATACTATAGAACATTTGGTATAAGACCAATGCCTGGTATTACTGGTATTGATTTACGCACTATAGGAGCTTATGGTAGTTTATTTGAAACCACTGTAAAGTTTTATGCTTGGGACGTGAACCAACTAAATGAGTTAGAAATATTATTTATGAGACCAGGATACTCAGTGTTACTTGAGTGGGGTTGGTCTCAGTATTTAAATTATGATGATAAAAACAATACATCTAAATCAGCTTTAAAATTATCAGACATATATCCAGAAGTTTGTAAGTTAGGTACTATTAATCCTTTTGATAACTTAACTCAACAAGATGTATATGATAAGTTAGAAGCATTAAGAATAAAATATAAACATAACTATGACGGTATGTTAGGTTATGTTAAAAACTTTAACTGGAAAATGATGAAAAATGGTGGGTTTGAATGTACTACCACATTAATTTCTATGGGTGAAGCCATTAATACTTTAAAAGTATCATCTAATGCTAATGAAATACATACTCCTGTTTCTAGTATAAATGCTAGTGACATAGATAAAAGAACTTACATATATGATGATTATGAAAACATATTAATATCATTAAAATCTGTAAGTGAAATAACTAATAAGTTTAATTATTTAAACAATAAAACAGTTATTGATGAAAATGAATACAGAGGAAATTGGGATTTTGATAAAAATTATGTTGGTAGAGGTACTATACAACAAAAACTAACAGACAATGGTTGGACTGAAGCAGCTGATAATTTATCTAAACAACCTATACTTAAACCTTTAGTTAAAGGTGATGATCAAAATCCATCAAAACATGGTTCTTATTATGAGTATATTTCATTAGATGTGTGGGTTGCTATTATGGAGTCTTACTTTAATTTTAAAGTAACAGATAATAAAGACAAATCTGGTAAAAATAAATTAGCTAAAATATACCCACCAGGTAAAAATGATTATTGTTTAGCTTGTAAAGACTCAATATCAACAGATCCTTCTGTGTGTTTAGTTTCAAATCCATTTGCTTTTACAACTGAATTTCCATTTGTATCTCCTAGTGAATACAGCAGTATAGCTTCAGGTATACAACCTCCTGTGTATATTGTTCAAAGTAATGGTGATAATACTTTAGGAGTTGATACTAGTACATTTACTACATGTCCTTCATTTTATGATGACACAGCTAAAGCAGGTATATTAGGTAACATATATGTTAATATAGATTTATTGCTTAATGAATTTAAAAACATTAAAAACTCAGCTAATGATGAAGGTGTTAATTTTATGGTATACACTCAAAATGTATTAAATAAAATATCAAATGCTTTAGGTGGTTTAAATAACTTTAAATTTTCAACAGCTGGTAGAGATCAAAACATTAACAGAATAATAGACTTATATTACTTAGAGCAAAATGCTAATCCAAAATATGAATTAGATTTAATGGGTTTAGGTAGTATTTGTAGAGATGTAGACATTGAATCTCAAATATTCCAAGAACAATCTACTATAGTAGCTATAGCAGCTCAATCAAGAGCTAACTTAGGAGACATTTATAACTCAACTCAAGTATATTTAAACGCTGGTTTAGAAGACAGAATTGCTTTATCTAAATATCAAGGTAAAGAAGACATAGAAGTTAGTGGTAAAAGTAATAACTATTTCTACCAGAAATTATTTGACTTTTTAGTATATGTTAGAAACTATGTTATAGGAGACCAAGAAAATGAAAATAAAAGATTTGCTATAGAAACAGACAGTGCTGGAAATATACCTTATACTTTTCTTAAGCAATTTATGATGAAATACAATGGTGAATTGAATTTTAAAGCATTAATACCATTTAAACTTAAAATAACATTAGACGGAATTGGAGGCATTGTAGTAGGTCAAATATTCAGAGTTAAACAAAATATATTACCTAAAAACTACTATGATAAAAATTTAGGTTTTATTGTGACTAAAATTAATCATGAATTAACTAATAATGATTGGACAACTACTTTAGAAACTCAAATATGCATATTAGACCAACAAGATTTCTATACAGCTGATGGTAAACATAAATTAACAGCTAATATCACTAGAGAAGGATTTGGTATAGCTGTTAATCAAGCATTTGTAGAAGGTTTGTTTTATCCTATACTTGTAAGTTTCTTAGAAGCATTAACTTATGAATCTATAGCTGGTTATATTTGGGCTAGTACTAGTGATAAAAATAAAACAGGCTTAGCTAGAATAATAACTGAGTATTTAACTAAAAATGATACTGGTGATTTTAAAACATATTGGAATACTACAAATACAAAACTTTTTATAAATTCACCTTCTACTGTAGCTACAATATCTGATTTTAGAGGCTATGTTATAGAATATGTGGATTTATTTAAAAAAGCATATCCTGCTGAACTTACTACACCTTTATCTACTGATACTACTTTAGGTCAAGCTTTAGATTCATTATTAACTAAACCTGAAAATCAAGAATACTTAACCAAAATACAAGCTATTTTAACACCAGATCAAGGAGCTAAATGGTTTAGTCCTGCTGGAAGTAATACTTTAGATTTTGTTAATTTTTACCAATTTACAAAAACAAAAATGACTTCTAATAGTGATGGTTCTGGAGCATCTCAAGAACAATATGCTCTTAATAGAAAAAAAGTACTTGATAATATAATAAAAAACATAGTTGCTCCTAACTTTTCAGATATAAAAAATAAATACGAAAGTCTTAACACTGGTGAAGCTTTTGGGAATAAAACTGGTTTTATGTTAGTACCATATGAAAATAATATAAATAATAAAACAAAAAGTGCTAGTACTTTATATGGTCCTTTAGATAACTTAAATAGAGAAGAAATTACAACAAATACAAATTCTCAAGCTGGTTTGATAACATCAAAAACATTATGGAAAGTAGATGTAAATACTTATAATCAATTTACTGAAAATATAAACTTCTTTGGTGAAGGAAGTACTTATAATGGCAGCAGACCAACAGGAGGTTATATATTTGAAAACAAAGGAGGCTAACAATGTATATTCCAAAAGGTAAATTAGACCCAAACATTTATTACACTGATGGTGGAGAATACATAGTTTCTACAACTGGACTTTATTATGTAGGATACTACCATAAAGACACATTAGGCGGAGTATGGACTGATAAAACACATTCAGTATCATCTATTAAACTTAATTTACCTAAAAAAAGCATATTAGATAATAATATCAATACATTTAATAGAGACTCAGTTGTTTTAGCTACAATAACTAAAAAAACTCAAAATCCTATTAATGTAAGTATAAATCAACCTCTTCAAAATGCTTTACCTCCAACACCTGAAGATTATGATAGAACTTACTTTACAAGATATATTATTAAGTATAAGTTATCTTCAGAATTATATTTTGTAGAAACAGATAAAAATGAATACTACAGATTACAACAATCATCTGATCAAAAATACTATTATTTTTCTGAAGTACTATGGAAAATATCTGGACCATTATATGATGTAAAACAAGACAATGTTTTAATAGTTGGTGGTATAATAGATTCTAATAAACGTTCTGTTCAAGAAGCAGAAAAAACAGTATCTGACATATCAAGTTATTTAGTAGATTTGACACTCTACAGTACTTTTTAATATTTATAATTATACTACTATGAGCCAATTACTAAACGAAGAAATACAAAGAATGCAGCATTTAGCTGGAATGGGTTCTAAAGAACATGCTTTTGAAATTTTACTAGAAAGTTTTTCTCATCTTACTATAAATGAATTAAAAACAAGATTATTTGAAGTAGATGAAAATGTAGAAGAAAAAGCAGCTGATTACTTTGAAAATTTATCAGATGAAGAACAAAAAGAAGCAGCAGCTTTAGCTAAAAAAATTCCACCATCTGCCTTAAATTTAACAGCGGATGAATTTGGAGATAAAGCAAGAAAATTTAGTAAAAAAATACGAGCAGGTGCTATAGCTTTACTTATTATTTTAGGAACTAATACACTAGCAAGTCCTATTGTTACTGCTGTTAAAAATGATAACAATATTAAAAAAAGTGAACTTCAATCAAACCAATCTCAAAAGAAGTTAAATCAGTCAAATACTGCTAATTTTAAAGATGGACAAAATATTGAAAAAGCTACTGAGCTTAATCCATCTTTAGATGATCCTACTGACGGTGATGACGCTATGCATGTGCAGTATAAAACCGCAGGTTACGCGATTAAAGACCAGCAAAGAGCAGATGTCGATAAATTGGGTGATAATGTAGTTGATGTGGTTAAAGACGGTAATAGTGTGGATATAAACGGAACTTCTGGTTATTCAAACCAAGAAGATGGCAGTTCAAATAAAGCTGTAGATGGTAAAAAATTAGACGACGCTAGAGCTAAAAGCTTTAAAGCAACAGCTGAACAATCAGTTGAAAAAGCTTTACAAGATAAAAATCTTAAATATAAAAAAACAGCTAATGGGTTTGAAGTTAAAACACCTAAAGGCACTAAAACTATTAAAATAACATCTGACATAGCTAAAGAAAAAGGTGTTAAAAACAAAACAGGTGGTGCAGATCAAGGAACAGTTGTTAAAACAAAAGTAGTAAAAGATACTTTAGAAAAAGCTAAAGCTATTTGGCAAGATTTAATGATGAATCCTGGTTTACCAAGAATGCCTAAAGACAAATCTGACAGTCCTAATAAACCTACAGAACCTAAAACAGACACTGATAGAGTTAATGTAACTGATAAAGTAGGACAAGAACCATCAGGTACTGGTGAATCTAAAAATGGCCAAAGAAATACTCAATTAGCTATTATATTAAACATGGCTAATGATTCTGCTAATACATTTAAAGAATTAGGTGTTCCTTATAGTACACGTTTAACTCAAAGTATTTTAAATAAAGCAGAAGGTGGTAAAGCTAAAGACTTAGCTGATTTGATTGTAGCTATTAGAAAAAATCCTGATTATTTCTTAAAGAAAGTATCTAATGTGACTGGTCAGTCTATTGGACAAAGAACTAAACAAACTAATAGGTTTGCTGAATCATTACAACTTGAATCATTATTACATGAAGGTAAAATAGATGACTTATTAGTAAGAGTAGGTATTACAGACAATGACATTAAAGCTAATGCTGATGTTATTATTAAATCATTAACTAAAATTTATGGTTTAGGTAGCGCTGCTCCTGCTTTAAGTACTGAACCTAAAACACCACAAGATACAACTAGTATTACTAAAGAAAAAATGTCTTTTGATGCTAAAACTTTACTAAAAGATATTAATGCTAATACATCTTTAAAGAATCGATTAAAGCTTATAGACAACGATCAAGAACTTATAGATTTATTTTCAACATTAACTGATTATGTTAACGTTAATTTAAATAAAACTCAGTTGAAAAGTGCCTTTACATCTACTTCAAATAAAGTTAAAAGTATGAAGGAAGAAGAAGAAAAAGAAACTGTTGATTCTTATGCTGTAAAAGACATTATAGAAAAAAACACACTTTTAAAACAACATTTAAGTAATATTAACACACCTCAAGAATTCAGTGATTTGTTAGTAACTATGCTTATGTTTATAGATCCAACAGGTAAAATAACTAAAGACAGACAACGAATATCTAGATTAATATTCTCAGCACAGAATCAAATAAAGAGAAAATAATTTACAAAGAGGCTTGGCTTTCCAAACCTTTTTTGTTATATTTACTCTAAATAAGGTTATGCATGCAATAATAGAAACAACTGAGCAATTAAATAGGTTAAAAAGTTGCTGTAATGAGTTATCGTGTTTTATTCAAATAATACCAGGAAATGATTCATTTCATCCTAAGCTTACTAATATAAGTTGTATTTATTATAGATGTTTAGATTCAAAAGGATTTATTATCCCTATCAATCACTCAGAAACATTTAACTTACCATGGGATGATGTATTAGAATTTATTAAACAACACACAGTTATTCATGTTATAGACAAAAAATTCCATAATTATTTCTTATCTGAATCATTACCTATAACAGACATACAATTTAAAGTACTAAATAAAATCAACAAAACTATAAACACATCAGAATATGATACACCTGCTCATACCCATTTTTATAGAGAACATTATTTTAGAAACAACATTAATAACATCATACCAATTGCTAAGCACTTGGAAAAATACGACAAAGTTTTTGAAGTAATTAAACCATACTTAAACAATAAAATAAGTTCTTGGTTCGATAATAGTTTTTCTAATATATTTAGAAACATAGAGCAAGTAGGTTTAAAAATCACACCCAGCAAATTCAATAATCATTTTGAACCTAATTTTGATGACTACTCAATCAATAAAAATAAAATACACACATCTTATAATTTATATAATTTAACAACTAGACCATCTAATACATTTAATAACATAAATTTTGCAGCGTTACCTAAAGACTCAGGAGCCCGAGCAGCATTTATACCATCTAATGATTTCTTTATTGAGTATGACTTTACAGCTTATCATCCCAGTCTTATTGCTAATTGGATTAACATGGATTTGGGTTCTGACCCTTATGAAAAAATTTCCCAAATACTTAATGTATCAACAGAAGAAGCAAAAGAAATTACCTTCAAAAACATTTATGGAGGAGTTAGGGATGAACATAAAAATAAATCATTTTTTAAAGAAGTAGATGGACTAATTAAAAAAATGTGGTTAATATACAAACAAGAAAATCAAATTAAATTAGCTAATAATAGAATACTTCATAAACACTCTGACTTAACATCAACTAAAATATTTAATTATTACATCCAGAGTTTAGAAACTCGATCAAATGTTGAGTTAATAAGTAAAGTATTAAAATACTTAGAAAACAAAATGTCAAGCATTGTGTTATACACATATGACAGCATATTAATAGACTTTAATAAAAACGATGGTATACAAACAGTTACAGAAATAAAAACTTTACTAGAATCAACAGGTTATATAACAAAAATGAAGAAAGGAACAAATTATGATTTTTAAAGACTTATCCATATTTATGGGCAATACAGAAATAGACATGAAAAACAAACTGTTTTGCTCATTTACAGCCCATGAGTACTTGCCGGAAACAATAGCGAGCATAACATCACGGTATCCTATATTATATAGTAAATTATTTATTTTAGAATCACCACAAACAACTGAATATCTTATTACTTATAATGTTGATACTGAAAAACCATTGACTGAAATACCAGATAATACTATTCTGTTACATCGTAAAAAAGAATCAAATTCATTATATACTATTAATGCTTTAAATACCTTAATTAAGTCATTAAATAATGGTGTAGCTGACTCAAACTATAGAATAAATTGGTCTGACTATAAAAATAGCGTATTGCTAACTCAAGGTGATGACTTGAGAATCATAAATACAAAAATATTTAAAATAATTTATTTGTAAAGTAAGTTTGGCTTGCCAAAAATACTATGTTATATTAATTAAAATTAAAAAAAGTTATGGATATCAATCTAATCAAAAACCGCTTGAACACCTTGCAAAACAAAAAAGGTGGCCAAAACAAAGAAGAACGAGCTAAAAACTTCTGGAAACCGTCTGTTGGAAAACAAATTATTAGGGTTGTGCCTTCTAAATTTGACAAATCAAATCCATTTAAAGAAGTGTTTTTCCATTATGGAGTAGCTAATCGTTCTATGGTAGCATTGAACAACTGGGGTGAAAAAGATCCTATTGTTGAGTTTGCTTCTCAACTTCGTAAGTCAACTGACAAAGAAAATTGGTCATTGGCTAAAAAAATCGAACCTAAAATGAGGGTATTTGTACCTGTAATTGTTAGGGGTGAAGAAGAAAAAGGAGTACGTTTGTGGGAATTTGGTAAAGAAACTTACCAAGATTTGTTGAGTATGGTAGCAGACGAAGACATTGGAGATTTTTCAGACATTTATGAAGGTCGTGATTTGACTATTGAAACTGTAGGTCCTGATGTAACTGGTACTAAATACAACAAATCATCAGTTCGTCCTCGTACTAAAATTACTCCATTGTCTGAAAATGCAAACACAGTTAAAATGTGGTTGAGTGAACAACCTGAAATCTTAACATTGTATAAAAAATACGATTATGATGAGATGAAAAACATTTTGTTGACTTGGTTGAATCCTGAAACTGAAGAAACAACTGAAGAAACAGTTGAAGAAGCTCCTGTTGCTCAAACTGCTTATTCAACACCTGCTGCTAAAAAGAAATCATCATTTGATGAAGATGAGTTTGACGCATTATTTGTAGCTGCTAAACCATCTAATTCTATTGATGAGGATGATGACATGCCTTTCTAATACTTAAAACATGGCTAAAAAAAAGTTAACAGATGCTGTATCAAATGCAGTTAAAGGAAATTTTGACTTAGAATCATTCAAAAAGTCAAAATATTTAAGTAACAGTTCAGTTACTTTTAAACCTCAAGAGTGGATTCCATTGAGTCAAGCATTTCAAGATGTTTTGTCTTTACCAGGAATTCCAATGGGTCACATTTCGTTACTTCGAGGCCATTCAGATACAGGTAAAACTACTGCTTTAATTGAAGCAGCTGTATCAGCTCAAAAAATGGGCATTTTGCCAGTTTTTATCATCACTGAGATGAAATGGAACTGGGATCATGCCCGTCAAATGGGCTTTGAAATGGAAGAAGTAATTGATCAAGACACTGGAGAAGTTGTTGATTATAAAGGATTTTTTGTTTATGTAGATAGAGGTAGTTTAACAACTATTGAAGACGTAGCAAGTTTTATAGCTGACATGTTAGATGAACAATCTAAAGGAAGACTGCCATATGATTTGTTGTTTTTATGGGATTCAGTTGGTAGTATACCATCTCGCATGTCTGTAGATTCAAATAAAAACAATCCACAATGGAATGCAGGTGCTATTTCTCAACAGTTTGGTAATTTTATTAACCAAAAAGTTGTATTATCTCGTAAAGCAAATTTACCTTATACTAATACATTAGTAGCAGTAAATAAAGTATGGGTTAGTCCAGCTGAAACACCTATGTCTCAACCTAAAATGAGAAATAAAGGTGGTGATACTATGTTCTTTGATTCAACTTTAGTTATTACATTTGGTAATGTTACTAATTCAGGCACATCTAAAATTAAAGCTACTAAAGACGGTAAAGACGTAGAATTTGCTAAACGCACTAAAGTGTCTTGTGATAAAAACCA